CAAATTTCTTACATTAAAGTACGCATATAAAACTTATAAGCGATACTCTAAATAACTTATAATCCTGAATGGCTTAAAAATTAGCCATTTTTGCACATTTCCGCAATAAACCCCAAAAACCTCTATAAATACATTTGAAACAATAGAAGTGTTTCTACAACATTGCCACATTCATAACTTTGTGGTTTATTAGCCACAATTTGTGGCGTTTTAGATAAGGAGACTAATTATGTCAAGAAGTACACTAGAAAACGTACTAGAACTTCTTATCAACGAGGAGCGTGATGCGGCGGAAGCCATGTTACATGACTTCATCGTAGCTGAGGCCCGTAGAATCCATGAAGAACTTCTAAACGAAAGTGACGAAGTTGTAGAAGAAGATTTGGAAGATATAGACGAGTCTGAGGACGAAACCGTTGAGGAAGCATCAATCGAAGCGCCTGAAACAAGTGAAATTGAATCAGACGAAGCAGAGATTGAGAATGAAGAATTCTATGACGAAGACGAAAAATCAGAAGACGAAGCAGTTGATGACCTAGAAATGGGTGACGCAGAGGCTCCGGAAGAAGATATTGAGGATCGTGTAGATGACCTAGAATCAAATCTAGCGGATCTGGAAGCAGAGTTCGAAAAAATTATGTCAGGTGAAAAAGATGACATGGAAGATGAAGCCGATGAAGAAGAGGCAGAAATGGACATGGAATCAGTTGAAGCTGATGAACCAACATTCGAAGAAACATCAGAAGTAGAAGAATCATCAGAAGAAGCTACAGAAGATAAAGTAGAAGAAGGTTCAGAAGATGACTTAGAACTTGATTTAGATGAATCAGATGATGATGCAGAAGATGAAGCAAAATTAGATGAATACAAAACACCAGTTACTGCAAAAGCAGGCGACAACGGTGACAGTGTATCATCTACTGTAAATGCTAATCCAAAGCGTCCAGGTGATGATTCAAATGCGGCGCCAGTAAAAACACATGATGGTAACACATCAGGTGGCAAAGGCGATGCACCTAAAGATATGAATACAAAAAATGTAAACGTATCAGGAAACAGTAAAGCACCAGCAATGAAGCCAGAATCGGCATCTGCAGGTGATGATGGGGCTAACACCAAGTCAGTTTCATCTTAAGAAATACTTTTGGAGATAACCAATGACCGTTCTTATAGAAAGGCTATCACATAAACAAGCGGCAGTTAAGTCACGTATAGTGGAAGGTGATGACGGCGGAAAAAATATGTTCATGGAAGGCATTTTCGTTCAAGGTAACGTTAAAAATGCTAACCAACGTGTTTATCCGGTCAGAGAAATTGCGAAAGCAGTTGAATCCGTACAAGATAAAATCGACCAAGGTTTTCCTGTACTAGGAGAATGTGACCATCCGCCAGAACTAACAGTAAACGTTGACAGAGTTTCGCATATTATTGAATCTATGTGGATGGATGGGCCTAATGGTTATGGTAAACTTAAAATTGTACCGACTCCAATGGGTAACATTATCAGAACATTAATCGAATCAGGCGCTACATTAGGTGTCTCATCTCGTGGTTCTGGAGAAGTTAACCCAAGCGGTGAGGTAAGCAATTTTGAGATTGTCACTGTAGACATCGTAGCACAACCAAGTGCTCCCGAAGCCTACCCTAAGGCAATCTACGAAGGTTTAATGAACATGCGTGGTGGTTACCAAACTTGGCAACTAGCACAAAACGTTCAAACAGACAAGGTCGCTCAAAAGTACTTGTCAGAACAAATAATTAAGTTCATTAAAGAACTTAAACTTTAACAGGAGAAGCAACAATGGCAACAGAAATCCTTGCAAATCTGCTAGAGTCCGGTGTACTATCCGAAGAGGCTGGCGCACAAATTAAAGAGGCTTTAGACAAGAAATTATCAGAAGCAAGAGAGGAGATTACAGCCGAGTTGCGTGAGGAATTCGCACAAAAATTTGAACACGACAAATCAGTAATCGTTGGAGCAATGGACAACATGCTAAACAACGCAATTAAAACTGAAATGGAAGAGTTCAAGTCTGACCGCGAATCTCTAATCGCAGAACGAGTTGCATATAAGAAAGCAATTTCTGAACATGCAAAACTCCTTGAAAAATTCATTACTTCTCGTTTGGCGACCGAAGTTAAGGAACTTAGAAGTGATAGAGCAAAAGTTAACGAAAATCTTGAAAATACTAAGAAATTCGTTGTCAAGCAACTATCACGTGAACTAGCTGAGTTCCATAATGATAAACGTGAGTTAGTTAACACTAAAGTACGTTTAGTAGCAGAAGGTAAAGAACTACTTAACAAGACTAAAGATAGCTTTATCAAACGTTCAGCGGAATTAGTAGAGAACACAATTAAAAATTCTCTACGTTCAGAAATGAAAACGTTAAAAGAAGATATTCAATCGGCTAAAGAAAACGAATTTGGTCGTAAGGTATTTGAAGCGTTCTCAGGCGAATTCATGACTTCACATTTAAATGAAGGCACAGAAGTTGCTAAAGTGAACAAGAAGCTAGACGAATCAGCTACTAAGGTTGAAGAACTTGAAAAAGTAATCGCTGATAAAGATGCAGACATTGAAGGCGCTAAGAAGGCACAACGTATTCTAGAAGACAAGATGAACCGTAAAGAGGTTATGTCAGGTCTACTAGCACCGTTAGGCAAAGAAAAAGCAACAGTAATGTCTGATTTATTAGAGTCAGTAAAAACTTCAAATCTAAAATCTGCTTTCAAGAAGTATCTACCGGCAGTATTAGATGAGAAAAACGTTTCAACGAAAGAAGAAACAAAAACATTAACAGAAGGCAAAGTGACTGAACATACTGGTGACCGTGAGGTAGTAACGGAAGAATCACAGTCGTCAGGAAGCGATGCCGAAATAATTCAGCTTAAGAAATTAGCTGGATTGAAATAAACCAGGATAATTATCAGGAGAACAAAAGATGGAAAATCTTTTTGAAGGAAATAACTGGGACTCAACACGTGATGCTCTTTTAGAAGGTCTAGAAGGCACAAAACGTGACACAATGTCCGCAGTTTTAGAAAACACTAAAGTAGCACTTAATGAAAGTGCAACTGCTGGTGCAACACAGGCTGGTAACATCGCAACACTTAACAAAGTGATCCTACCAGTTATCCGTCGTGTAATGCCAACAGTAATCGCAAACGAAATCATTGGTGTACAACCAATGACAGGTCCAGTAGGCCAAATTCACACATTAAGAGTTCGTTACGCAGAAGCAAAAGCTGGCGTGGCGGCAGGTGATGAAGCATTAAGCCCATTTGAAATTGCTAACGCATATTCAGGTGACGCATCAGCGGCTCCGGCGGCAACTGCATCACTAGAAGGTGAAGCGGGTTCAAAAATGTCAATTCAGGTCCTAAAACAGACTGTAGAAGCTAAAACAAGAAAGCTATCTGCACGTTGGACTTTTGAAGCGGCACAGGACGCTAACTCAATGCACGGTTTAGATATCGAAGCTGAAATCATGGCGGCATTAGCAATGGAAATCACTGCTGAAATCGACCAAGAAATCTTAGGCTCACTATCTGCACTTGCAACAACAGGTGGCACATATGACATGTCAGCATCTTTCACAGGTACACCAACGTTTATCGGTGACAGACATGCCGTTCTTGCGACATTAATCAACCAACAAGCTAACCTAGTAGCACAGCGTACAAGACGTGGCGCGGCTAACTGGGCTGTGCTTTCACCATCAGCATTAACAGTTCTACAGTCTGCTACAACATCAGCATTCGCTAGAACAACTGAAGGTACTTTTGAAGCACCAACTAACACTAAATTCGTAGGTACACTAAACGGTACAATGCGTGTATATGTTAACACATATGCGGCAAACGATGATGTATTACTTGGTTACAAAGGTGCAGGCGAAATCGATGCGGCGGCATTCTATTGTCCGTACGTACCGCTAATGTCATCAGGTGTTGTTGTTGATCCGGCTTCTTTTGAGCCAGTAGTTTCATTCATGACTCGTTACGGGTATGTGGAACTAACAAACACAGCGTCATCTCTAGGTAACGCGGCTGACTACGTATCTAAAATCGCAGTTAGCAATCTAGCTTTCGTATAATCTTAGATTATACTTTAGATATATTAAAACCCGGGAGCAATCCCGGGTTTTTTTATTTGCCCATTTCCTCTAAAACTGATAAATACTATTAATAAATCAATCTTTGAGAGAGAAACACGATGGCAGAACAAATCAAATTTGGTGACAGACTATTCTTAAAAGGTGCAAAAGTATTTCTTGATAGTGGTCCAACAGACAACGCTATTTTAGAAACAAGAAGTGGCACAGTCGAAATCGCAGGCAACCTTGTAGTACAAGGTTCAACAACTACAGTTAATTCAGAAACAGTTTCAATCGCAGATCCGGTTATGTTATTAAACGGAGATTTAACTAATACTGATACACCAGATGATAAAGTTGGTATAGAGATAAACAGAGGCATAGAAGATAATAAACAATTTGCTTGGTTAGAAACATCAGGAAATTGGTCTACTTTTGGTGAAGACTTGTCAATTGGTGCAATGACAGGCACTGATATTACTTTGACTGGTGCTCTAGTAGGTGATGTTCACTCAGAGAATGGTATTAAAATTATAGATGTTACTGGCGACGGCACTGTAGATATTAATGGCGGCAATATTGATGCTACTGTAATTGGTGCTACTACACCATTACAAGCAACGTTTACAGATGCTACAGTTACTGGAGATTTAGATGTTCGTGGTTCTTTTTTAACTATAACAACTGACGAACTAACAGAAGGTTTAACAAATAAATATTTTTCAAACGATAGAGCAAGACAGGCTATTTCAGTTGCGGGAGGCGGAAGTCTTACATACGATAATGCAACTGGTATCATTTCATTTACAGGACAATATTATTCAGATGCAGACGCAAGACAGGCTATTAGTGTTGTAGGAAATGAAATTGCTTATGACAATGGCACAGGTGTTATCAGTTATGATGCACCAACAGACTTTGGTTTATTAACAGATCCAAATGTTATATCAGGTTCAACAGGCGGTTCAGCAGGTTCAAGTGTTCCAACAAACGTTGGTTCTTTCTTAAATGATGCAGGATACCTTATTAACGTAGTTGAAGATACTACTCCTGCATTAGGCGGTGATTTAGATATAAACAATTTTAAGATTTATACTACAGAAAATGACAACTACATTAAAGTAAATTATGATTTAGCAAGTGATGGATCTCATGGTATGGCTTTTAACGCTGTATCAAACATGAACTTTTTTGTTGACCCTAATAATGCAGGATCAACATCATACTTTGGATTCTATGCAAAGAAAAATCCAGACACACATACTATAAACCAATCAAATTCTATATTTAATATCAATCAAAATGGTGATGTTAGAATTACAGGTAATATTCTTGGTGCAACTACTGATAATCTAGTTGAAGGCAGTAATAATCACTATTATTCAGACAATAGAGTAAAAACATATCTTGCAAATCAAACAGGCGGTATGTGGCCATCACAAGATAACACATATGATATAGGTTCTCCAAATTATCAATGGAAAACAATATATGGTCATACAGTAGAGGCAACATATGCTGATTTGGCTGAAAGATATGAAACAGATGCAGAATATGAGCCTGGAACAGTAGTTATATTTGGTGGGGAAAAAGAAATAACAACGACAGATGTAAATACAGATTATAGAGTAGCTGGTGTTATATCTACAGATCCGGGATTAAAGTTAAATTCATCAGCAGGTGATGATAAAACACATCCTTATCTGGCTTTACGTGGCAGAGTACCGTGTAAAGTTATTGGACCAGTAGCAAAAGGCGACTTATTAGTTACTTCTGATACTCCGGGTTATGCAAGAAGTGTAGGCGGTAATTTGACTACAGCAGGCTCGGTTTTTGCAAAATCTTTGACACAAGACATGTCTGAAGGTGCAAAAGTTATTGAAGTTGTAATTATCTAAAAATTAAATACAAACATAGTCTAAACAGAGAAATACGATAAATAACACTAGATTATGCTGTTACAGATACGGCATAGTTTATAAATGAAATCGATTTTTTTATAGACGGGAGAAAATACAATGGCGGCATATGCAATCCAATTCCGTCGTGGCACAACGACACAACATTCATCATTTACTGGCCTACTTGGTGAAGTTACAGTCGATACAGACAAGAAAACTCTTGTAGTACACGATGGTTCAACAACTGGTGGTTACCCTCTAATGAGAGAAGGTGCTTCGGCAACTTCATCTACAGGTTCATTCTCATCGAATGTTACAATAGGCGGTACACTAGCAGTTACTAATGCGGCAACACTTTCAGGTGGTGCGGCAATTACTGGTGACCTAGACATGACAGGTCACATTATTCCAGCGGCTAACATAACTTACGACTTAGGTTCATCCACAATGATGTGGCGTGATATCTACGTTGGTCCAGGTTCACTTTATGTGAATGGTAAAAAAGTTATTGACGATGACTCTGGAACAATTCAAATTTCAACAACACAAGACCAGAACTTAAAAGTTGCAACATCAGGAACAGGTACACTTCAAATACAATCAGCAAATGGTATCGCAATCGATGGTGAAATTAACACATCATCAGGTGATATTCAAGTTGGTGACCATATTGATATGAACTCAAACCTACTTAAAGAAGTTGCTACTCCAGTATCTGGCACAGACGCGGCTAACAAAAATTATGTTGATGGTGCAATCACAACAGGCATTGGTGCAGGTACGGCGGCTATCTCAGGTACGACATTAACTACATCAGGTAATGCGACTATCGGTGGTAACCTAACAGTTTCAGGTACTACAACAACAATTAATACATCACAAATCAATTTAGCAGACAATATTCTGCTTCTAAACTCAGATGCAACAGGTAATGCTACAGCTTCTGGTGGTATAGAAATTGAACGTGGTGATGACCTAAATGTTCAACTATTATGGGACGAATCAAATGACAGATGGTCAGTAGGTGCAGAAGACCTATACTCATCAGGTTCATTTATCGGTAACTTAACAGGTGATGTTACAGGTCAAGCAGATACAGTAGCGGCTCTAACAGGTCTTGATACAGATGACCTAACAGAAGGTACATCTAATCAATATCATACAACCCAAAGAGTTAGAGATGCAATCTCAGTATCAGGCGACTTAACTTACGACTCATCAACAGGTGTTATCTCAACACAAGGTCTAGCATCATCAGATACAGATGACCTAGCTGAAGGTTCAACAAACCTTTACTATACAAATGCTCGTTGGGATACAAGACTGGGAACTAAAGACACGGATGACCTAACAGAAGGTACTACAAATCTTTATTATACAGATGCAAGAGCGGATGCCAGAATTGCGGCGGCTGACTCAGATGATATATCTGAAGGTACAGCTAACTTGTTCTACACAGATACAAGAGTTAACACTTACTTAACAAATAACAGTTATGCAACACAGGCATATGTTACATCAGCAGTTCAAGGCAAAGATGCTTTATCAGAACTATCAGGTGACACAGATGATGTCACAGAAGGTTCAACAAATCTTTACTATACAAATGCAAGAGCAGATGCGAGAGTAGATGCAGGCTTTACAGCAAAAGATACAGATGACCTATCTGAAGGTTCAACAAATCTTTATTATACAACTGCACGTTGGGACACTAAGATGGCGGCGGCTGATACAGACGACCTATCAGAAGGCTCAACAAATCTATACTTCACAAATGAACGTGTAGATGACCGTATTGGTGCTATGATGACAGCAGGTACTGGTATCTCATTATCTTATGATGATGCGGCAGGTACTATGACTGTTACTAACACACAAACGGAAGTCAACGACTACGTAGATGGTGCAACATTCTCAGGCGGTACGCTAACTTTATCAGTTGGTACACAGTCAGATGTTACAGTATCACTAGACGGCCGTTATGCACAGTTAGGTAACACTTCTAAAAAACACACTCATGCGTATGAGACAACTGCACAAGACGAAACAGATAATACTGGTTCAAGCAAGTCAATCACATGGGCAACTTTAACTTCTGGTAAAATTTCTTTAGGCTCAGACGCCGTAGATTTTGCATCAGAAATAAATGATTCACCATATGCTGTTGTTTATATCAACAGAATTATGGCGAGACCAAATGAAGTAACAATTACTTCAACAGGCTTAACTTTTGCCTCAGACGTTCTTGCAGAAGACGATGAAGTAGAAGTAGTCTACATGGACGAGCAATAAAACTTAACAACGTAGGGGAGTTTATCTCCCCTACAGTTCAATTATGAACATGAGGTCATCTAAAGACCTTTCGATTTAAGGAGACAATGATGGGAAGAAAATTTAGACATAACGGTTCCACGAATACAAAAATTCAACGTGGTAAGCGTTATAAGTATGACAGTACTGGTAACATTGCAGAGATTACAGGTACAGTCGATATGACCACTGATGATATTATCTTCACTGGTACAAAATCAAATTTAAGACGTATTTCAGACCTAGAACGTAACGTATCTATTCTTGCATCGCAAGATAAAGGTGATGGTGGTGCAACAATCGCCAAAACTATGAGTGGTAAAATCAAATTCAAAAATCAAATTGAAGTTGATGGTACTGCTAATTTAGACGGCGGCGCCGATGTTGCAGGTACACTAGATGTACAAGCAGGTCTAACTCTTGGTTCAACTGCACAAGAAGTTGTACAAGACTTAATCGGTGGTATGGCTAACACAGGTCTATCATACGATGATGCAAATAATCAAATCAATGTTGATACGTCAACAATAGCGACAAAATCTTATGCAGACACGGCGGCAACAGATGCCGCGAATGCAGTAGTGGCGGCGGCACCTGGTTCATTAGATACACTAAACGAACTAGCGGCGGCTCTTGGCGATGATGCCAATTTTGCTACAACTACAGCAACAAACATTGCTACAAAGGCGGCACACGCAACTACTATTACTGCGGGTAACGGTCTTTCAGGCGGTGGTGACTTAAGTGCAGACAGAACAATCGCAATGGACGGTTCATATACTGGTGACTTTACAGTATCAGGTGATATCACTGCTAACGGTGGTGACATGACAGCAACACGTTTCAACGGTGAAGCAACAACGGCAAAATATGCCGACCTTGCAGAACGTTATGAAGCAGATGCAGAATACGATGAAGGTACAGTAATGATGTTTGGCGGTGAAAAAGAAGTAACAGCGGCAGAAGGTCACGGATGTGACAAACTAGCAGGTGTTGTTTCAATGAAACCAGCATATTTAATGAACGAAGGCGCAGGTGACAACGCATCTCACCCAGCAATCGCATTACAAGGTCGTGTTCCAGTTAAAGTAGTAGGCAAAGTTGCTAAAGGCGACATTATGGTTGCCGCAGACCACAAAGGTCATGCTACAGCATGGAAAGAAGACCATGATCCAAAAATGACAGCATATGTCGGTATCGCAATCAAAGATAAAATCGAAGAAGGCGAAGGCATGGTAGAAGTCAAAGTTGGCAAATAATCTTATCTAAAATTAAAAGAGAAGGGCGTCTATGGCGCCCTTTTTTTATGTGAAGAATTTCTTTAGTGTTTTAATGAGACTACTAGAGTTATCTTCTTTATAATTCTCATTAACCCATTCTGGGAACTTAGTAAACAATCTTTTCCATTGTTTCATTTCTGTATATAAATCTAAAACTTTTTTATGATATTCACTTCTATTAGAAAAGCCTAGTTCTTTTTTTAGATTGTTTATACGTGTTTTACATTCTTTTAAATCTTCTAAATCTCTATCTACTGCATTTATGATATTATCAAATGCATCTTTTTTAGAAAACTTTTCTACTAAGAACTTGTGGTGTTTATTTTTTGGTTTACCATCATATAAGAACATTATTTCTTGTAAATCATAGTATAATGCTTTTACAGGATTTATAGATTCTCTATATCTGCTAGTAACTTCTTTTATTTGAAATCTAGTATCGTCAGTTGCCAGACTTTCTAATATGCTTAATGCTATTATATTGATTTTTTGTCTGTTTGAAGTTATTTCTTTTTGAGATAGTTGTCTTACTTTCGTAATAGCAGTTTCTATAACTTTTACTGTATCACTGTTCTCGCCTTTTTTAAGGTACTCTAAATATCCAGGTGTGGCGGTATTGATGACCTTTTTAAGTTCTTCTGACATTTCTTTTGTCTTTAAAAACTCAATACAGTCACGTATAAATTTTTGTTTTTTAAAATCTATAATATCCACACGTGTCTCCCTACTGTATTTACTATTTTTGGAGACTAATTATAATGACGATATAATATCTCTAATAACTTTTAATTTGTTCTTTTTGAATAGTGTTCGGCGAGTGCCTGGGTGTAATGGTTTCGGAAAATATTCATGCTCTATCCAAGCATAACCACCACTCTCATGATTTAGTTTAGGAATGAATTCTTTCTTAACTACAATAACAAATGAGTAATAACTAAAGTCTTTGTTTCTGGAATGGTATTGGTCTAATGGATAAATCTTAATCACATCTTTTTTGATGTTAAGATTTAATTCTTCACAAACTTCTCTCAATAATCCTTGAGAAATATTTTCGTTTTCTTCAATTTTGCCTCCCCAAAATCCCCAATTTCTAGGGTGAGAGCCAAATTTATCTCTTTGTTGAAGTATTATTCTTTTTGTGTCTTTGGCAATTATACATGCGCCTGCGGCTTTAATCATTTCTCAAACTTTCTTTACTGTATGAGTTCTAGTCTCCAATAGCCTGCATCGTATATTCCTTGGAATGTATCTGACCATTCACCTTCTTCAAATTTGAATTGTTGACCAGTAAATGTATTTGATACATAAGCACGTAAATCATATGAACTTGCGTCAAATGATTTAACCCATGCTGTACCGTTATATTCAATAATATCATTCATATCAATATCTAATCCCCATACACTACTAGAAGTAGCGGATGTAAGAGAAAGATATCTTTGACCTACTGCTGGTTGTGGAATACCGTTGAAGCCTGGTTTTGCCTTATCGGCATCTATCACTCTGTCTACTGCGGTTACGGTGTTTGTAGGCAACGTATCTTTATCTACAGTGAACGATAGGAACTCAGGATTAGTAGTAGAACTTAATGTACCTATAACATCTGCATTAAGGTCATCAAGTCTACCGTGATATTTTAGTCTAAGTCTTGATATGCCATCATCTAAATTTCCATAATATTTTAAAACATCTTCCCATTTTATACCGTCTTCATAATTACCACTTCTTAGTGGTTGACATAAATAGTTTCCGTTGTTTTCTGTAATCTTTAGTGAAAAGTTTTCAGGTGTAACAATTACACTTGATTGTTTTTGTAAATCACTAAAGAATTCAAAAGCATCAGGATCATAATCTAATGTGTCTAAGTCAGTATAATTATATATGTTATGTATAATGTTTCTAATTACATTTTGTCTAGTAACTTGTGCTGGAGGATTAATCCAAATAGGTATTTGAAAGAACATAGTAGCAATATCTATTTGGTCTTCAATACCTGCAGGAATACCTCTACTTGACCATTGAATATCTGTTAGTTCTACAGTAGTAATCGTAGTCCAATCAACAGGATTATCATTGTGTTGTATCTCTAATGCTGGATTAAATAAAACTAATATTTGTTCCATTAATTGTAATTTCTGGTCTGTATTACTAGTCCAAACATCAACTTGCATGTTTAACAGATAAGGAACAGGCATAAGTCTTCTTACATTAAATCTATTACCTGGTTCATCAACATATTCTTGTGTAGTTTCATCAAATTTTCTTTCTGTGACTGCTACAGCATCATTAAAGAACGGTTCTTGTACTCTTGCTCTATCTGGTTGCAAACTTTGTATCCAACAACCTATAAATGGAGCAGAATTAACAATATTCTCAGAATTGCCTTTCATGATAGTAGCGGCCATTCTTGATATATCACCATATCTTGCTGGCACACGAATATAATAATCAGTTGTACCATCATTCATTTTCTTTCCTGTTTTTACACTGAACCCACTGAATATTCTAATAAATTGTAGAATATATCTTCTTATTTGTTCATCATAAAAATGGGATTGTTTTACCTGCGCCATATTAATCTACCTTTGGTTTCACTGCTTTTGATAAATTTACCTTACCAGTGATTGTTGTACCATCTTCAAGTTTAACGACACCATCATTATTAATAAATTGATGATGCAAGTGATGTCCAACTTCCCAACCACCGTCACTATCTTCAACTTTGTACCATTTATCATCTCTGTATTGGAATAATCTTGCAGGTTTGTAATCAGTACGTAAGAAGTATGTGTTCTCTGCTGGTTCATTTGGAAATTGTCTACCACTGGCAACTGTCGCCATGTCTATATCTTTTGGATGCTGTCCTTCTTGTGCATATTGAAGATTATTTGTTCTATAATCCCAATACTTTCCAGGAACATTTTCTTGAGCCTCTTCAACGATTGCATCATTGATTTGAAGTTCTTTATTGTAAGTAGACAAGATGTTTTTTAAATCATCTGCTTCTTCACCTGTTCCAAGAATATCTGAATACTCTTGTGTGTCTTGTAATTGTTTACAACGAACACGCCAGATATGTGGCCACCAACCTGGATCAAAGCCTTCTGCGGCCTTTGATGCATCTTGTACCACCCAATACTGATTTACAGCAGGAGCATCCTCGTCAAGTAATAAGTCGTCCCTCATATGAGGTAACTCAATTACATCACCAGTCATTAATTTTCTTCCCATCTTTTCTACCATATCATTTAGATGTAGTGTAAAAATTATTTGGTCGTTCCCTAAGAACATACCAAACTGAGACAAGTCCATATCTTGGTCTGTAACTGTATAAACACCACGCAAGTCATAGATGTTATCGTCATATTTTCTATCACGATTCTCCATGAATAGCAAATCTTGTATTGCTGGCTTAGTAGGATCATAGTTGGGATCAGTTGTATCTTGTGACCCCAAATATTTATGGATAAGCAGTGAAGTACCACCATGTTCAAAGTGGGCCTTAACTGATTTATCTATAAACTTATAATCATTTCCCTTACGAGGATTCCATAAACTTAATCTTGGCATATCTTTTTCCTTGACTTCTATGTGTATTTATCATATAATGAAGTTATCATGAAGGAGTAATAGATGGAACTACCAAACAATGACGGATATACGATTGTACGTGGGTATTTACCAGGAATTGCAGTAGAACAGTTCAGATTATGGGCAATGAACCCTAAAAATGCTCATAGAGGCAATGGTTCAGACGGAATTTACTATAATGAACACGACGGAAAACGAACATATGATGTTTGGTGGACTACATCACCTCCTAAAGAAATGTGGCTACCGGTAGTTTTACCATTAAAAAAATATATAGATTCGATATTTAAATCTAGTGATTGGGATATTCATGCAGTTGATTGTATCACTACAGCACCTAAATCAAGCAAAATCTATGCACACGTAGATACACCCTACCGATTCGAAAAGTACGCTAGAATAGACGATACATTAGGCGTACAGATAATTATACCTCTTAATGATTTTACTTTAGAAAATGGTGGGACTGCATATCTTCCCGGTTCACACTTAGAAAAAATATATTATAAAGATATTGAAGACAACCAAGAACACTATAATGATAGATTGGTCAACGAAGGGCATCAGTTTTTAGCAAAAGCAGGCGATGTATTGATGTACGACGGTCGAACATTACATAGTACAATGCCTAATAATTCTAATTTATATAGAAGTGCGTTACTGATAAATGCACTACGCAAAGATGTACTAAAAGATGCCATTTTGTTAGATAATAACACGGATAAGGTTAAAACTTGACAAAAAATGCGTTTTGTAGTTAAATAGAAATTAATAAAGCTGATTCGAAATTATTTATAGGAGTTCCCGATGGGTTTATCAAAAAGAAAAAAGACTACAAGAGCGGCACCACGGCGCGGAGCAAAACTTGAGTCACCAAAATGGGATAACTGGGAAGAGTGGTCTGGTGAAAAGTTTCATAGGCATGTTATTTGGGCTAGAGAATTTTATTATCAAAATTACAAACCGGCAGATTTATATCCTTTTGCAACACAATGGATGGAAAAGAATGGTTATACAAATGAAGATATTCGTTCTGTAAAAGCCGCACCTGATTATGAAGTAAGTGTAACTGGAGCAATTTCTTGCAAATTATTATTAGATGGCATGCCAGATTATAATCAGAAAGAAGATGATTATTGGCAAACTCTTGCTGGCACAACCGGTCATATAACACCTGTAACTGATTTTATTAAAACACGTATAAGCAATGCAATAGAAACAGGCAAGGATAAAGTTGCAGAAAAAGAAGAAAAAGAAAAAGAAGAATTAAAGAAAAATAATCGTTATCGTCCTAGTATCCAAGAATTACTACGTGCAAAAGCATTTTCTATGACTAATGAAATTGATGATTTTATCAATGATTTTGAAATGACTAATG